ATCAAATCCTGTCCGTGTCATAGCGGCAAGTGAAGCGGCTACCTGATCAATAGGAACACCCAAAGCGGAAGCAACAGGAAGGATATTACCTAATACACCTACCATAGTAGATGCTTCAGCCGTACCTTCTCTTACTGCAATAGTGAGTATATCCATTACTCGGGATGATGCAAAAGCTTCTTTCCCATAAGCATTCATTGAATATGTTAAGAAACGAGCAATAACATCCGTATCCCCTAATCCGGAAGCAGCACCTCTCGCTGACATCTCTACAATATCCATCGCTTCCTTAGTCTTAATCCCGGCTGAAGCAGTATAATACAAAGCATCAGCTATTTCTTTGGAAGCTCTATTTGTTGAATTACCAATCCGAATAATATCAGATTGCCAAGCATTCATTTGTGATTGTGAGATGCCAGCTAAGGCTACTGTCTTTTGTGTTGCAAATTCTAAATCAGACGCCAATTTTACTGCGGCAGTTCCTGCAGCAACTAATGGTAAGGACAAATACATGGTTGACATTGAACCAAACCTTTGAAATCGTATAGAGGTCCGGTCTAATGCAGCTGCAACACGATCCATTGATGCTGTAGAAGTAGCCGCAAATTGGGCAACTGCTACCTGCGCTTGATTTAATCCTGCGGTATTGCATCCTAAAAGTATCCATAATTGTCCTATATCCATTATTCAGGTATTTTTAAAATTGGTTTTCTTGTTTTCCAAAGTTCTTCTTGCTTTACCCTTTGATTATGACTATTAGCAAACTCCTTTAAGGCATATGCTATTTCATCAATTGATTGTTTATCATCCGCTCTCCTTGACTCTTGTAATTCTTTTCTATCATGAACATATTCAAAATCTTCAGGGTATGTTAATTTAAAAGGTTCCCCATCTTTATTTGGATATAACTGATGTACTACATTGGTAAAGAATGAGCACAGGTAAGACATTCTGTAATCCGGCCAATATTGACCAATAGGTTCTAATTTATCGTATGCTTCCCATTCACTTAATTGAGGACCGGTTAATTGTTCAAGTAATTTATCCGGATGAACAACCCCTAATTCTCTACAGAGTCTGAATTGGAAGAGGCGACCTGGTCGCCGTCGGAGTTTTTTATTAATAACTCCTTAGCCTCCGGCGTTATTTTGTTTAACTTTTGTGCTTCATCAACAATCTTTTCCAAACGGCCAGCACTCATTGAATGGCTTAGTGCTTTATAATCCGTTGGTTTTAACAACAAGTTTCCTTTTTCATCACAAAGTGTAACCACTGCCAACTTTGCACGGAAATCTTCATTGTCACTTTCAAAACCAATAACCAACCCTTTATCATCCTTTGTTTCCTTCAGGATAGATTTTTCAAAGGTGTCTTTTTCATGTCCGGTCATTTGACGAACAAATACGTGTGCTCCTTTGTCAAGTTCAACTTTAACAATTTCCAACTCTTCTTTTTGTAGTAACAAACTACGATCCAATAATTTTGACATAATAATAAATTTTTAATTTTTGATTATAATTAAAACAATAAAAAATAATCCATGATTAGGATTGAACAATTTAAGCGGATGGTGCAGGTGAAGACGAATCATACACATTAACACCGTCAGTCAATGTAACATACCCACTAATGATAATAGTAACGTCAGCCGTGATAGCATCCTTTACAGTAATACTTAATGGAAGTTCCGTTACCAAACCAATAAATTCAAATGAAGTTTTAACACTGTCCGGTAATTGAATCATATAGTTTTTAGCTACGTCTGATTCAAAATCCGCTTTCATAAGAGAGTAATTAGCCCTAACAAAGTTCATTCCCAATGTGATTGAACCGGCTTCCCTCATTCCTGCAATAAACTCCTTATACCCATTAAGAGAACTCAAAGACGTAACGTCAATAGTTTCTCGTTTCATTCCAGGACCTTTGATACTTGTTATCTCTGAAATTTCAACCCATTCAGCCTTTACAGTGTCCCATCTGTAAAAACCAACGCCTACTCCAGCAATTGCTTTACTTGAACCCATTTCTTACCTCCTTTGTAAATTAAAGTTTACGATATACCTTGCCCGGCTATTTTCATCATGGTCCAACAATCCCGGACCGGAAGCACAATAAATAAGCATATAAAAACAACCTCCCCAAGTCTCATTACTTCGACCATCAAGTAATTGTCTAATGCTATCTATCATTGTCCATGCTACTTCACTATCCTGAGCACGTACTCGGATTTGAATAGATGGTTTATCTTGTAATTCAACACCTAAAGTGAGTCCTGTTGCCCTCCCATAAGTATCAAAAATTGTAACACAATTATCAGGTTTAGATGGTTCAAAGTTTTGAAACATATTTATACCTGTAATAAATCCTAAAGCACTTTCAGCTTCAAGCATATCTGCTATATCTTTACTTGGTGCGTTCATGGTATTTTTGTTTCACTTGCTACTATTTGTAATAAATCACCGTGATTCCTATTTATGGAAGCTTCTAACCATTTAGGTCCAGATCCCGGTCTTGTCCAGTTTTTAGCATCAACCATCTCATGTACCCATAAAGCATAATTAGCGGAATAACCAAACCTAATACCAAATTTCCGATCAGCAATAGGAGTATCATGCGCAGGATGTACTTCCCATGAAAGCCTCATTTTATCAGTTAATATAGGAGTAAGAGGTTCATTTGTTTCCACATCCCGTTGAATAAATTTTGCACATTCTCGTAAACCTTTTCTACTGTACCCTTCTATTGCAAGTATCTCTAAATTGAGATTTTTAATAACGTTATCAAACCCTATTATTCTTGCTTGACTTATTCCTTGTGGCATATCTTATGCTTTTACGTTTCCAAATCCTAAATAAACTTTCCTTACAAATTTTGTAGTGGATCTAAATAATGGTACTTTATCAAGTCCTTTTATTTGCCAAGCACCATCAATATTCATCGGATGGCTTACATTAACTGAACTATCAAAATCCGCTAATGAACCTAAGTAAAGCCAACCTTCCATTTCCAAATCTTCAGAAATTAAAACTTCCCCTTTAACATGAATAAGTTTCCCATTTTCATGGACCATCAGCCGATCCATATCCTCCCAACGGCATTGGATTTGTCGTGGGTCAGCATATGTATATCCACCTCTTCCATTAGGAGTAGGCGTACCCCAATATACTGCAGTTTGAACGCATACTTTTCTTATAAAAGATTCTATACTCATTATGAGAAACTTTTAATTGCATAGATACTTGCTGTCTTCTTTCCTAAAGTAGCCATTAAGCCCGTAGTATCCAAAATCTTAACCGTTTGCCCGTATGGGGTGGAATCCAACCCCATCTCATACGTTCCTGTATATGTTATTTTGGCAGTACCTGCTTCCTCTTTTAAAGCCATCCGTTCTCTTGTAGAAGCAATCAAATGAGCGGTAAACCACCTTTCAATTTCCTTCAGTAGATCAGTTGTGCCTGTTCCTAATACAGAATTTACTAAGGTATTGGCACTGAGAATATACATATTAATATCACCTTCAGAAACGGTGACCCCGTCCATTATTGCTATTACGTCTGCTGATGTTACTCTTACTGCCATAACTTTTTAGTTATAAAAATGATTATAAATTTCCAACGCTGATATTGATACCATACAGGATTCACTTTAAGGTTCCAAAATAAATGACCTTCTGAATCAGAAGAGATTCCATTTTTACCTTTTGCTTTATCCACTGAAAAGTACCATGGAAGTTTTGCCATAACTTTTCCTCCTCCTTAAATTTTAATACAACGTACGCTCATTCCTACCTGTATATTATTATTATAAAAATACATTTGTCCTGAAGCATTTCCCATCACAGCCTTAATGGAGTAGGAGGCATCCGCCATATCCGTGGTTGCCATATAAGATGTAGTACCTGCCCCTAAAAACAAACCAGTACTTGCCGCTCTATACCCACCAGGAATAACAGTAAACCCACTTACATTTGTTGCTCCTGTATTTGGGGCAGTCCAATGTACTGTTCCTTCTTCTTTTAACTTTCCTGCGGCAACAAGAGTACCCCCTAAATATGCAACTAAAATATCCCAATCTGCTTTTGATGGTATTTTATACCCAGTTGGGGCAAGTTTACCACTCATTACTGCTGGATAATTATATAGTTTCCCACTAACATCACTAATTAATGGATCATTATTAAAATCACAATATGCCCCAGATGTTAATGCCTCCCAAGTTGCATTATCAACAACGTTAGGGATAGCCATACCATCATTATATTTTGATGTCTTCAAATTTTCAAGCAACCAAGTTTGACTTCCTATAACTATTTCATGGTATTCGTTACCCTCCGTATCATGTATAATTGGGAATGGATTATGAACACCACCTGAACTCATAACAACCTGTCCACTTATTTGAATAGTTACATCAGCGGTGATAGCATCTTTTACAGTAATGCTTAATGGTAATTCAGTAACTAACCCTATAAATTCCAATGTTGTTAATATATTATCCGGTAATTGAATTGCATAGTTTTGAGTAAGCTGACTTTCAAAATCATTTTTCATTTTTTCATAATAGGAACGCACAAAATTCATTCCTAATGTAATTGTTCCCGCTTCTCTCATACCTGCAATAAACTCTTTGTACCCCCCTTGAGAACTTAAAGAAGTAACATCTATGGTTTCCCTTTTCATTCCAGGACCTTTCACAGATGTAATTTCAGCAATGGCATTCCAAGTACCAGCTCCTGCTGGATCCCATACGAAAAATTGAGTACCTACTCCACTTACTGCTTCTGTCATAAATAACTCCTTTCTTATTTACCCAACTTTTTGTGGGCTATTTTTTAATAATGGTAAAACTATATTAGGTATGCTATCATTCCATTCTAAACCTAACCACTCCAGCATTTCATGTATTTGAGAGTAATCGCCTTGTGCCATCCTCTCCGGCCAAACTTCTATATAGCTTATCTTTGCAGATACCATTGAAGTAAATAGCTCTTCATGCTGATGTATCCAATCCAACCAACCCTCTGAATCTTTATAGGCTTTCATAAAGCCTGTTTTTAAACAAGACTGAATGATATCACCTGTCCTTCTTCGTACTATTACCCACTTTGCATTGGGGTACAATTCATTCCATATAGGCCACAATTGACAAATCCTTGAGCTTTTATACATCCAAGGTTTACATTCCTCATAACCTTCAAAAAATAAAAACCTATCTATTTCCCCTTTCCAAAAATAAGGAGTAATCAATTGTTTTGTATCTGGTAATGGCCGTTGCCCATTTGAAGGAATACCTAATTGACGAATATAATAGGTATTCACTAAATTCTTAATACCAAGATTTTCCTGCATTTCTGATACACTGCCTACATGAGCACCACATACTCCTATAATTTTAGCAATTATAGAACTACCTGATCGTTCAATACCAGTAACAAATATAGGTTCATTTTTAAAGTCTTTCACAATGTAGCCTCCTGTATATATTTATTAACCCAATCTACACTTTTACCTGCCAAAGGTATCCGTGGTACTCCATGGAAACAAACAATGGATAAATGATCTGGTAATTCCCTCAACCAATCCGTTTTAGTAGGATTTATTTTGAATGACCATATCTTATTTGGTATAATACTCTGCCAATCTACTTTTGTCATTGTAATAAGACTTCTAAAAAAAGATTGATCACCACCGTTTTTATGATACTTTATTACAACACCATCTGGATTGTCCATCCATCTTTCCCAAATTTTACTGATTTCCTTATTGTCTTTTCCAAACCACATCATACCTGATTGCAACTCATTTAGGCGTGGTGGAGTAAAAAAACTACTCAAACAAATAAACTCATTTTCAAATCCAATTGGAGGCAAAATATTTGTAATATCGTCTACAATTGCTGTGTCTAAATCAAAATATAGGAAAGGTCTGTATTTCTCCATTCTTGGATTAAATAAATTCATTTTTGTCCACCATCCCGGCCACTCCTTGTTTATTGCAGGAAGTAGTGTTACATTTTTGAAATGAGTTTCTTTGTCAATAATATCAGTAATACAATAAACATTTAAAGTACCCTCTCCATGATAATTTTTACGGATATGATACGCCAAAAGATTTACATCCCTAAAATGAAAATCACCTCCACTTTTCCAAGCTAATATTACGTTTTGATTAGGCATAGCAATTTTCTTTTTTAATGGATGTTTCGTTTGAAGTTAATATTTCAAATAAAGCTCTATTTCTTTCCAATTTATTTTTATATTCTTGTTTGGTAAATCCATACTCTTTTGAATGAACCTGATGAGTCACAAAAGGGTTTGTGGGTATTTCTTTTTTTAATCCCAATCGAACAACCCTTTCCACAAACTCATTATCGTCATAGGCTAAACCCATTGCATACCTTTCATCAAATCCTCCTAAAGCATTCATATTAACTTTTGTAAGAGCAGCACAAAAATGAAAATATACTGGCCTTTGTATTGGGTGATTATACCACCCGTAATTAGGAGCAAAACAAGCAAACGATAAATAATTTAAATCTGTAAGGTTTTTGTCTACATAGGATAGTACATCCCCTTCGTGCTGACATTCTGGATTTTGTAAAATAATAACATCTCCTTGTGCCATAGCAATACCACGATTAAAAGCCATGCAAGAGCAACTATAACTTTTTTCTTCTTTGGTTACCCTATATAGTTTTAAAAATGGGAATATAGGAAGTAGATCCTCCACCCTTTGATCTTCCGTACTACAATCGTCAATTAGAATTACCTCGAAAGCTGAATGAGTCGTTTTCTCAATAGATTTTAATGTATTATACAATTGCACTTTTCTATTATAATAAGCCATCACAATAGAAATACTACGTTGGTTATTTATAGATGATGTCATAATATAATGTCTTTAAAGTTCATCTTTGGAAAACATTCTATCCTACTTGAAGGGTTAGCATTTATAATTTGTACTCCTAAGGCATCTGCATCTATTTTTATCTGAGGAAAACCTTTTAAATGATTACTCATTGTAGATTCTAATGTTTTTGTATCCCCTACATAAAACTTATGCCAATGTTGATTTCCTTTTTCATCAACTTGCATATCAAACCCCAATAAAATAATCCGTTTAACTCCAGTATGAATTGCAAAATTAATTGCAGATGCCCCAGAATTTCCATTCCAGCTAACCGCATTCGGCTCAATCGTTAATCCAAAAGGTTTAATTTTATTCCTATTCAAACATTTTAATCTTTTAATATAATTTAAATTGTCTGAACAAGTTACTCTTAACCCTTTAAATTTCAGTAAATTTTCTTTATCTTCTAACCAAGTACTTTCATCACCAAAAAATACAACATCAACCCAATCCCCCATTTTATAAGCAACATTCACCCCAATAACATGTTGCTTATGAATTGCTTTAAGATATGGAGAATATGCTGCTGGTGTCTGTCTTCTTTTATAAACATCATCAACAACATATTCCGGTATATTAAACTGCTGTGTAATTGAAGGTCCTCCCCCCAATATAACAGCAGTGCCACCTGACCATATCCTTGGAACTGTCCATTTCATAGAAACTTACGCCTCTAAAATACTTTTTAATTCAAGGGCAGCTTCTTTTGTTAAAGGTTCTTCATTTAATACCTTTCCGGAATCGTCTTTCAAATTATACATATTTGTACCTTTTATTTTTTTTAAAGTATAAATAACTTCCGGTAAATCCTGCTCTGTTTTTCTTCCTTCAACAACCGCTTTTTCCTTTTCCACTTCCAAACATTCCAATGTGTCCATAAAAGCTATCGGTAAATCCTTTGGATCAGCCAAAAAGCGTTCGTTTGGTTTAATAATTTTGTTGCCCCAATAAAGAGACCCCCCACCTGTTTTCCTGTACCATACGCGATTGTCAACAACAGGTTCTTCCTTTACTTCTACTGTTTTCTTTCTTTCCATGATTAAAAGAATTTTTTGTTTTTAATAAAAATCCCGTGATTAGAGATTGAAAAATTTATGCAAGATGAACAATACCGGATTTCCCATTACCGTCGGAACGGATTTGAGGAACCTGAATGGTCATTACTTTGTACTTGGTAATCATTTTGCCTTCAGCTTCCCACTCAACATTCTGCAATCCCATTCCACGAACAAGACGTACACAATCGGTGGTCATTTGAACCAAAAGTACATTGTTTGCAGGTAACGTATCAACAACCTTAATCCCTTTGATACCGTCAATTTTCATAACCCTCTCACGAGTGCTAAGAAGAGAACCACCGGCAACGGAATAGTCATTATCGAGGATAGTCCCATAGGCAGTTGGAATATAAAGCATCCACGGTCCATAACGAAGGGCGGCAATTGCTTTGTTCTTCATTGCAACAACATCGGCAAGAATCTGAGCAGGTGTTTTACCAGCATTATCCCAAGCGGTTGATAAAGTAACTTGTTCACGATCTGGGAAATTCAGATATGAATAAATAGTATTCCGGCCACGGGCATCTTTTTCACCAAAGGAATACGTAGTGTTTGTGAAGAGCATGTTTTCCAATTTCTCCATAACCCTACGAGTAGCTCTTTCAGCGGAAAGCGTGTCAATACCGTTGCCCATATTTCTGGAAACGGCCAAATCCCTTGCATTGATTTCATAATCACTGTGGATAATCGGAATGGGCAAATAGTTATGGCCAAAAGAAACCTTGTCGGTTCTGGAACGGGTAACACCATCCATACTTACAACGGCTTCCATTCCGTCAGATACATCATGCCATTCAAGAACCGTAGTTCCCATTGCATTGTTCAGATTGTAAATAAGGTTATTGTCAACCAAATCCTGGATACCTCCAAGTTTGTAACGGCCAACTTCGATAAGAACCTGATCCAATTGTTTCCATTCATCCCTTCTTAAAAGGGCATTTGTACCAATTTGGGTCGTTTGCCAGTTTTCATCCTTTGTAGGATCACCACTTCCTTTATAGGTTGTGATATATGGCCGACCGTCCTCTGCGATAAAAGGACGCAACATCCCAAAATTCAGTTGCCCGTTGTTGGTGATAATAGAATTGGCATACATCCCAAGATCATTTCCACCAGTTAAATCTACCATTGCTTTACTCATTTTTTATTTCTCCTTTCCTTTAAATTAAACAATTGTAACTGGGATAAATCCATCAGGGTCAACTGCAGACGAACCAGACATATCAACAGCTTTTCTTGCTACTGCTACGATTACTTCGGGGTACTCAATCACAGCAGCACTTGATGCTATTACATACTTTTTCAATTCTCCATTTCCATTACTGGAAAGAAAATCGCCGATAACTACATTCTCACCATTTGCAAGAATAGCATTCACTTGATCACCAGGTTGAACAAACCATGCCTGAACTGGGTCATTTGCGGCATAGGCATCAGTAATACCTTTTCCTTGTAAACTGTCTTCAAGGGCAAACAATTTAAGGACGTTTCCACCGGACGTGGAATGACTTTGTACCTTGTTGGCAGAAGTCAATTCAATCAGATGGCCAGGTTTAATTGCTGATGCAGCGATAAACTCCTCAAAATTGTTACCGTAATTTTTTAACTTAATAGTCTTACTCATTTTATAAATCTCCTTTCTTTAAATTAATTTACATTAGGAAGCATGTTTACCACTTTTTGAGTGCGGTTCACAAATGGAGCATCATTTCCATTTAAGGAATAATCTACAGGTGCTTCTTCCTTTACAGTAGATTTAAACAATTTTTCCAACATTGGAGCGGCCATTGTTGCCAATTCAGCTTCTTCCCATACACCAGCTTCACAATTCTTTTGAATACCAGCGATCATAGTATCCCGATGCTGTTTTAGTGCCCTTTTACCAAAATCCAAAGCTGCTTTATCTTCTACAGATAATGAATTATCCACAATTATAGGTGGAGTGGCAGCAATAGGTTCCATTTTTTCCAGAACACTCAACTCCAACGTTTGCAAAAACTCACGGTCATCTTCCGTAAACTTTGTCGCGGCATTTGCAATCAATTCCCCTACTTTCTTTATAACGCAGGGAGTACATTCTTTTGCCATACTTTTATCCTCCTCATTTTTATGGAGGGTTACTTTCCCCCCGTTGTTATTAATACTTTCATACTCCACTTTACGCGTAACCTCTACTGGGTCACTTGTAAATTCAGGTAGATTTGTTCCAACATTAAATTGGTAATTCCTTTTGTACAATTTTTCACCATCTTTACCAGTTTCAGAATATACCATATAATCAGCATAAACTTCCTCTATATAATGATAGCTACCACTGCCATCAGAAGGGTTACTGTCTAAACCATAAACTAAACTACGAAGTGAATCTAATTTTTCCTTTAGCCCAATTTCCCCATTTGCACCAATCTCTGTTAGGCTGTACCCTGCTGACCTGATTTCTTTGATCACCTCATTTAATCGGTCCACATTTTGTTCTCCTTTCTTTTGATTTGCATGAATACCACAACCATCTTTCAAAGAACAGGCTCCAACTCCGCCGGGCAGGAGAGCTAAATGATCTGGTCTGTGATTACGGGCAATAGCATTGTATTTTACTCCGTTCCATACTCCGGATATTTTTTCATTTTCAGTATAAACACCAACAGATACCTCAATTGATATACCTGAATTTACATTGGCTAATGTTTCATTGGAAACAACCGTTAGTTTGTCAACCTCCAGCCATGCTTCCGCTTTTAGCATGTTTTCTACTATTGTACTATTGTAAATTCTTCCAACCATAGAAGCATCAATAACTCCTGGGCTATTAGCTGATATGCTTTTACCATTTTGTTCAGGATGTTGTATAACAACTGGCATTCCGTTCCATGATTCAGGTATTTTACCAAAATCTTCAGCAAGATGCAATAATGGACCTTGACTACCATTTAATACACCTTCCACAATCATCGTAACAGGAACAACTAAATGCTTCTTTCCTTGATGTGTCGTTTCTGCAGCAGTATAACCCGCAATTTGCTGGTTATTTTGAAGCTCCATATAAAAATTCTTTCGTATCATAGTTCTCTTTTTGGTATTAAAGTGTCTACTCCAACTTCAAATGGTAATGCTATGCATCTACAATTAGGATGGGCGGGTATCATATTTTGTGCCTGGTCTAATGTGTATGGACTTCCTGCTGCCAGAGCCTCACATAAAGAACATACTCTATCATCTCCTGCCGTAACTACTTCAGCAATAACTTTTAAATCTATTACTGCCCAATTCCTATACTCTTGTATCATCGCTTGATGATGTGCTCGTACTATCTCAGTCCTCGCAAGCATTTGAGCCCTTACTTGAGCAGGAATAAATCGACCTAAAGTATCAGTAATACCTAAATCCCCCATTCCTGTTCCATTAATAGCAGCAATCATTTTCCGTGCTAAAAGGATAGGATTATCACCATCTGCCATCCCTTGTGCTAATATCCTGCTAATAGCAGAATCCATGGCATCCGTAATACCTTTTAAATCTGAAAATACCCTTGTATATAATAAACCTAAAGTGTCTACGTGAAGAGGGATCATCATTGACATGTCTACTCCGCCAGTTGATTCTATGCTCGGGACATTTTTGTAACCCGCTTTTTGAAGTTCGTACCTTGCCCGAATGATGCCCCTCTTATAACTATCCGTAATATACAGATTAGTCCACGCAGTGTCTATTGCTGTTCCTAATTGCTCATACTCTTTAACTGATAAAATACCTTCTTTTACTTGTTGGTCCAACCATTGCATAAATGCTTTTACTTTATCAGCAGATCGTGGAAATGCAAACGCATTTGGTAGATCATTTACCTGAATAGCATTTAAACCGAAACAATCTTCATCTATGACCTTTGTAATAATTGCATTACAAAGTTTAGTAAAACGATTGTCCATTTTTTTGACAAACTCATTTCTCAAAGTTGTAGTTCGAGTAGGATCATAAGCATTATACACCGCTATTGGTGATCCCGTAAATTTACTTCTTTTTTGAAACGTTGATATCATTATTTTGTAATCTTTTTTGCTTTTGGTAATGCTACTGGTTTTTCAGGGGTCTTTATAGGAGCCGGTTCCGGTTTCATTGCCTGTGCCTGAGTTACTGCCGATTCCCGTAATACCTCTGATTCTCCAAGTTGTTTTAAATATTCAATTTCACTATCCTCTAAACCTAAGAAAAATTCTAAAAATCCTTCTGGTGGTATCACGGCTTCAGCCATTGGTGTTCCTGTGTAGTTCTTTAAAGCAGTAGAACGATCCATTCCAATTTTTACTTTCTCAGCCTTAGACATTGCATATAAATCAGACCAAAGTATTTTATAGTCCTCTTTTACTGGTTTTGGTAAAATACCTAATTCAATACAACGGTTAATAAAAGGTCGTACAATATGTGGTTCAGCATGGTCATCTCTTCTTCCTTGCACATATGAACGCCATTCACTTGCATCTTGTTGAGAACTTAATTCCCCACGTTCTGTTCCAGTTAAAATTCGTTTTGGGATACCCGTAACCGTAGCAATCATTTGAATTTGAATGTCTACGTGATTCATAGGGTCATGAACCATTTGTTGTAATGCCTCATAAGTAACTCCTTCATTAACAAGCATCCTTCGTAAATTATGCTCATATTCCGAAATTTGTTCTTTTAAAGCCTCTTTAGCAGGATCAGTCATAGTATAATCCTTATCTACTTTTCCTTGATATCCCGGACGAGCATTACGCCAAAACATCTCAGCGTCTCCTCCAATAATCTTTTCAAGGTCCATTAAACGATTATATACAACTTCAAGTTTTGGGATGCCCATAACATCGTCTTCCAAAACATCATCAATAATATGAATTACACGCGAATGATGAACGATCCTATTAATATATACAGGTGATGATGTGCCTGTAGACCCTCTTGATTGAGATGTTTTAATTTCATACATTAAAGGCTGTCCAAAACGTTCATTAGAAGAATCTTCTTCATAGGTAATTATTCTTGCCGTACCTTCACTGTATGGTTTAACATACATTAATTTTCTTCCTTTAACGGGTGGTTTTTGCCAATCCTCAGGTTTTTTAACATCGTCTAATCCCAATAATAAAATGCCATAACAACCAATTGCTGATAACTTATCAACGCGACTAAATCTTGTCTTTAAACCTAAACGATTATCAAGTTCTTTCCATTGCTTTTCCAATTCCGTAATTTCCTGAGCAGAGGATTCCTCAATACCAACTGCTCCTTGCCAAGTTGCTTTAGCCGGACGATCAATTATGGCTTTAGCAATATCTTGTCTGGAGTATCGGCCAGCATAGTCCTGAAATTGTAATGTTTGGGGATATCCTAATGCTTCATAAAGATTGCGTTCGCCAGAATAAGACATACCAAGTACCTGCATAAGACGTTGTCTTTCCACTAAGGAACCAGACACAGTATTTTCTTGTGTTTCATTAACGGATAATGTAGGATATTTTTTTCGTTCCATAATATTAAGTTATACGTCCTGCTAACTTTTTTGTAATTAAATGATTGAAAGCACCTGAAGAGGCATCCACTTGATCTTTATACATACTATATGGAAAGAACCGATGTTCTTCAATATATTCATGATTCCATGGTGCTGTATATATTTGAAACATTCCATTATTAACTTGAACAGAGTAAGGATCGGCTCTAAATACTTTATCCCCTGTCGGTCGATCAGCATAACAGGAATAACCTACTAAATTTCGAATTGTACCTTCTGCTGATTCTTTACCCCCCGATCCCGGTTCCTGTTCTATATATACTGTTGTTAAAAAGCCATCAGCAATCGCCGTATCTTTTATAATCTGTTCCCTCTTTTCTGCGCTCCATTGTCCTCTCTTTACATCAAGGATAACGAATTGACCGGTCTTCAGTCTCGCCATTTTTACGCCTACGGTGTATGCCCCCTTACCTTCACTACCCGCTTTATCCCAATATCGGACGGTCTGCACAATTTGATTAGGCATTGGTACCGATTGAATATAAATAAAATCATCAACATGAAACATTCCACCTCCCGCAGGAGTAGGATCTTGTCCGATTTGTCCGGCATATCCATATTGCCCTAAATCTGATAGCAAATCGTTTAAATGGGACCAACTTAACCTTTTTGGATCAAGTAGGTCATCAATATAAAATTGTGCTAATTCCGGAGGCTCTACTCGATTTTTATAATTTCGTATTTCTCCCGGGAGACAAATATTATATACGTTTTTCTTCTTTTTGTTTAGGATATGCCCCGTAGGATCATCCTGATGTAAGCGTTGCATGATACCCACAACTACCGAAATACCTTTGTCAGTTTTCCGAGTAGGTAACGTTTGGTCAATCCATCGGTTTGCAGTTTCTCTTTCTTTATCTGAAATTGATTGTGTTGGATTGATTGGATCATCCCATATAATAATATCAGCATGAAATCCCATTAAGGTTCCACCAACTGACGTACTATACCTATTCCCCCCTTGAAGGATTTGAGGAACTTTATTAGGTTTACCATGCCACCAATTTTTCTTAACAATCTTAAAATTAGTTTTGGTATCCTTATCCTCTTTTATATCAATTTCTGGATAAACTGCCTTAAATTGAGAACTTCTTACTAAATCACGGCAATACTCAGCAGACTCCAATGACAAAGCAGCCGAATATGATGCCGTAATGAAGCGCATCCAATACCACTGTGACCAGCACCAAGCTGGAAATAGGATACTGCATACAAGTGTTTTTGACGTCCCAGGAGGAACGTTAAATATTACGTCATGTAATTTTTGTTCTCGGTTAGCAACTCTCCGTGCTACCATTTCCAATTCCTTACAAAGAACTTCAATATGCCAATTGCCTTCAAATTTTTGATTACATACCACCGGCCAAAACCACTGGATAAAGTGATATAACGAACGATTATTTAATTCCCGAATAATTAACAAAGGATTGTCAAGTGCTTGAACCATCCTATCACTCTTAGGGAGTTTCGTCCGGACTAATTCTTTATCTACAAAATCAGTTTCCGTGAACATCTTGAACTATTATTGCATTTTGTAATTCAGTTTCTTTTGGTCTGGTAAATTCTGCCGGTATTCTTTTTACTCCCAATTGTTTTAATGTCTTTAATTCTTCATCTGACATATCCGAAAAATTGACATTCTTAACATTCACATTAAT